TAAGCGGGGGTGTTGATTTTGGCGAGTAGCGGGCATGGCAGAACAGGAGAAGAAAAAAGGGCGGGATGGAGATTTACTGCTGTTTAAATTAAGAAAGTTGGTACTGCTGGCACTTAATCAGGTTCTGCTCAGGCGGGTAAGTATAGGGGGGCAGATGAACGTAGAAACTTTATATATAGAAATTTGTCGAAACTTTTATGAAACTTTTATGAGATTTTTCCGGAACTGGTGGGCGTTTGCGGGATTATCAGTGTGTTGAATGAGAGCGGAAAACATGGAATATTTAAACGCCAGAAAATTTGATCATTTTATGGCGTAATTCAAAGATTTTTGCAGATAAACTCAGAATATTTGTTTGATGTTAATCTAGAAGTTCAGCTGTAGAAGCTTAGATCAGATCTGCCAGCTAGGAGAAAGCCGCACACTTAATCTGACATTCACAGTAGTAAGATTAACTCGAGGGTAGTTGGATGAAAATCAGATATTCGATGTGGCAATATTAATGTCCGCAACCACATTCCTGTGCCGGAAGCCAAACCCGGGATTATTTCGGATAACAGCCATCAGCTCATTGTCTAAGATTTAAAGGAGCTCACCCGGATCTCTGGGATGACGCATATACAAACTTCTCCCTATTAAACGACAGAAGTCCTTCCCTGAATTTATTTATAATATTAATCTTGGACGGCTAGGACTGCCTGACTAAAATGGTCTTTAAAGATAAGTCCTACTTCAGTACTTTGCGGTTTGTTCTCAAGTTTTCTCTGCCAGCATATTTCTGTTATCCCTTGGAGTTGTGGAACTACAAAATCATTTCCAAAGTCGACAAGCAACAGGCTGTCGGTGGGAATTTCTTTGTCTATTAGGACGCGCATCCCTCCCTGGCTGTAATCAAGGGTCAAGGCCTGCGCAGCAAAATCTCCAATCACTGTACCTTTTGAATTACAGGTATGGACCAAAATCTTACACTTTTTATGAATGCGTAAAAACCGGCGTCTGCCTGAATGGTTATTGGTTACGGAATCTAGGTTAGATATTTCGATCAAGTGATACCTCGCATATGTTGGACAATGTTTATATCTCTGAGTCATGTTAATACTCTTGAAGATGCACTCGTGGGGTATGTAAATTCAGTCAGGGCGTATAGTGCATGTCTACATGTCTTTCAATAAGTGAAGACAGTCGTGCATGCTTCGTTTTCTACTGTTTTGTCATATCCCTGAATTCATACCTCACCAATGAATCACCATTCATCTAAGCACAATGGCAATATAATTAACAGTGATTCTGAAAAATATTTTAAAAGGAGCCGGTGGCAATGTTAAACATTGACGGGAGAAACAGCAACGAAACATTATTCCTGAATATCAAGGTGTCAGACGGGCTCTGGTCTTTCTCCAGATTATGTCAGATCAAGTCTGAATAACTATATTTGTTGACCAAATATTATAGACGCCTGCCAACCCATACAACACGGCCAATAATCTTGAGCCGCTCCGCATTTTCTTCAGAGACAGTCTCCGTGTCATAACGCGCATTATCTGATTTTACTATAAGGCTACCGTCGAGCATGCGCTGGATGCGCTTAACGAGCAGGCCGCCGTTGAGTTGCAATGCATAGATCGACCCATCTAAAACGCTTCTGGTCGTCATATCCAGGAGCACCACATCCCCTTCAGAAAGACTCGGCTCCATGGAGTCGCCGATCACGCTGATCAGCGCGAGGTCGCGCACCGAGACACCCAAAGCACTTCGCACCCAATCCGCTCGGAAGGAAAGATAGTCCACAATCTGTTCGCTGTTAACAATAGCCCCGCCCCCGGCGCTGGCGGCGACCTCGTAGCGCGGGATATGAACGTAATCGCTGGCAGCGCCGGGGGCATCTACGGCTATGCTATCGCCTAAGAACATTGAGCCTTCGCCTGTGAGTATCCAATTGGCGTCAAAACCAAGCCGCACTAACGACTCAAGATGAGCCCCACCTGGAACACTTCCGCCCTCTTCCCATATTTGCCAGGTTCTGGTGTTTATACCAAGAGTCTCAGCCATGGCTTTCTGGCTATAGCCGAGGTGTGCACGAATAATTTTTACTCTTTCAGGTAATGACACAAGGCACCATTTTCACGTCCGAATACGTACCGTTGAGTTCGGACGTGAGTTCGGACATTCTTCTTAGGTTTGGACGTTTAATAAAACCACGTTAAAACGGATATTTATATAAGGAAAAGATAGTAATAGAAAAAATTGTATTCGGACGTAAAGTTTTAAGTTGACTCAAAACTTTTCATTATGTTAGTCTGTCAACTGAAAATATTTAGACAGTCAACCAACAAAAAAAAGGAGTTAACCATGAAACAGCAACTAACTATGAAAAAGATTTTTGTCTGTCCAACCTGTGCCAACGCCGATCTTGATACCGATTACAACTACTGCGACCAATGCGGCACAGACCTCAAACCCTATCGGCATGAGTATAGATGTTGCGGCGAAACCATTCTGCCTTTAACCGATCATGTCGGGGAGTTCTGTCCGTTCTGCGGGGAGCCTTTTAAAGAGTCTGTCTGAACGTGAAACGGCTTGCCGCACTGTTCGCAGCAGGAGGCTCCTTTTGTGATGATCGTAGTCTGACAGTTTGGGCATTTATGCAAAAAGGGCTTGCCGCACATCGGACAAAATTCGGGCCGCTTTTCGCCACTGGCAAAGCCTTTGGAAAAGCGGCACTTGGTATCGGAACAAACAACAAAATAACGCATAAGGACCTCCTGTGAATAATAGAGCCAACTTTAAAAAGGGAAAACCATGAACAACCTCCAACGACTCTTCAGGGCGCGCGGCATCAGCATGCAGGCGCTGGCTGACGCCCTGGGTCTTGACCACCACTCGGTGCAGAAGAACGTCAAGGGCGTGCGTAAAAACAGGCCGATCCAGGAAGCGGTGGCCGGCTATCTCGGCCTGACCGTGGAACAGTGTTTCGGGCCGCGCTCCAGCCGCTACCTCAGGCCGCTCATCGAAAGCGAGATCAACAAGAAACGCACTGAATACGAGGGTGAACTGAAAGCTAAGTTCCTCGATTCGCGCACAGTATCATGACACCGGATGACGGTCAATGGCTAAAAAATATAAAAAAATAGACGGCGCTCCCGTCCAAATGAGCCTGTTCGATCTGTTAACCAAGGCCCAGGAAAAGCTGCGGGATGAGCCCTCTTGCGAAGGGGTGGCCAACGTAAGGGAGAGGCTGCGGCTGGCCCTGTGCGCGGCGATCAAACAATGCCCACTGTCCCGCTGGGAAATCGCCGGGAAGATGAGCCATCTGCTGGGGCAGGAGATCAGCAAGTACCAGCTCGACGCCTGGACGGCGGAGAGCAAGGACGGCCACCGGCTGCCCGGCGAGTACCTGCCTGCCTTCTGCATGGTGACGACAGATAATGGGCCGCTGCGCGTGTTGGCTGAGACCGCCGGGCTCTTCGCCCTGCCGGGGCCGGATGCCTTGCGGAGTGAGATTAAGCGGCTGGAAGAAGAGGCTAAAAAGATCAATCAGGAGCGCCGGAAACGGGAGCTGTTTTTAAGGGAGATGGAGAAATGAGCAAGGCTGTTACCTCAAGTGCAAAAATGGAAATAATCCCGGCGCTGTCAGCCAGAGAGCAAATGAAAAAAGCGGAACTCGAACGGCGGATCGTCCAGGATTTCGCGGCCTTTTTTCGGGTCGGCCAGGCATTGGCGGAGATCAATGAACTTAAATTGTACCGCCAGTCTCATAAAACATTCGAGTCGTACTGCAAAGGCCTGTGGGATATGGCACGGGGCACGGCGCACCGCTATATCGCGGCGGCTGAGGTGGTAGAAAATGTCTCCAATTTGGAGACAAATGAGGGGCCGGTCCTCCTGCCCGTCAACGAAGCGCAGGCGCGGCCCCTGACCAGGCTGAAACCGGAGCAGCAGGCAGCGGTATGGCGGCAGGTGGTCGATAACGCCGGGCCGGGGGGCAAGATTACCGCCAACCTGGTCAACAAGGCGGTCAAGGGTTATATGGGTGAAAAGGTGGTCACGGCCATCCGCAAGGCTAAGGCTGAGGTGCGGCTGTCACCGGTTAGCGCCGAATTTATTGAGGCCTTCGAGCTTTTCGCCAGCCAGCTGATCAAGGAAAAAAAGGCGGACTACAAATACACTCCCAGATTTGAGATCGTCAAGCGGTTGGACCAACTGCGGGCCGAGATCGCCAAGGACGGCGAAGAGATTGAGGGAACGGCTTTTCACGGCGGCTCGGACGACACCAATAAGCTGCTGCGGGCCGGATACCGCCTGTTCCGCACGGACCGCTCCAGCATGACCGTCAAAGAGCACGGCGGGACGGGCTGGAAGAAACACAGCGGCCCTTTCGACACCATCAAGGCGATGGACGAAGAGCTGAAAACAATCCTGCAGGACGAAAAACACCTGCGGGGTTAAGCCATGAAGGCATTGTATTCAGCAAAAGACTTACTGGCCCTCGGCCTGGCTGTGCTGCCCGGAACCGAGCGCAGCATTGGGCGTCGGGCCGATCAGGAAAACTGGCCTTTTCTGTGGGAAGCGGGCCGGGGCGCCCAGCGCAAGATGTACCGGGCGCATATCCTGCCTGATTATGTGCGCAAGGCTATCCTGGCCTTGGAGGAGATTGACGCCCTGGTGCCGGTGAGCGGCTCAGCCAATCTGCCGGCCATCCTCGGCAACGGTATCGTCGGCGCAGCTCAGGCGGGCAAGGCCAATCTTAAAGCCTCATTGGTGCGGTTGTATATGCAGGCGCTGGCAGCCGCCGTTTGGGGCCATAAAGAGCAGGCCTGTGATAATTTTATGGCTGCCTACAACAGCGGAGCCGCCTATCCGGAGCTGTATAAGGCCCTGGGTCCCCTGAGTTGGAAAACCATAGAAAACTGGAAAACCAAGCTGAAAAAGACCTGCGGCGACAGCCTGCAGCTCGCGGACCGGCGCGGCAAGAAGCGCGGCGACCGCAATATCACGCCGCTGCAGGCGCAAATAATTTTAGCCTTTGTCCGCCAGCCCAAGGGCAAGAGCCTGCCGAAGAGCGAAATCATCCGCTTTTCCCGGGATGTCATGCGGAGCAAGGGCGTGGATACCCTCTCCGACGCTACTTATCGCCGCTTTCTCGATGACTGGGTGGCGGTTAATTACGACGAATGGACCTGGTGGCGGGAAGGCGATAAGGGCCTGCAGGACAAGTGCATGTTCTGGACCGAGCGTGATTATGATCAAATCAAGGTCGGCGACATCCTGGTTGCCGACGGTCATGTCCTTAACTTTCTGGTTATCAACCCCTGGACCGGCAAACCACAACGCATGATGCTGGTGCTGTTCTTCGATATGAAATCCTCAATGCCGTGCGGCTGGGAGCTCCTGCCGACTGAGAATACCGCTTCCATCTCCGCTGCCTTGCGCCGCTCGATTATCCGCCTGGGCCTGGTGCCGAAGATTGTCTATCTCGATAACGGCCGGGCCTTCAAGGGCCATTATTTCACCGGTACCGACTTTGAGCAGACGGAGCTGCCCGGCCTTTATGAACGGCTCGGCATCAAGCTGATCATCGCCAAGCCCTATCACGGCCAGTCCAAGACCATCGAGCGTTTTTTCAAGACCTTCGGCGAGCTGGAGCGGCTGTCGCCGTCCTTTATCGGCACAGCCATCGACAGCAAACCGGCCCATTTAAACAGGGGCGAAAAGCTGCACCGGCAAATCAACGACAAGATCACCGGCGGCTTTGTGCCGACCCTGATTGACAGCCATCAGGCGATCGCCACCTGGTTTGATGCTTACGCCGCTCGCCCGCAGGGACCAAACAGCCATCTGGCCGGTCTTTGCCCCCAGGAACTGTTTGATGCCGGACGCGGCCCCGGCGTCGATCCGCTGGCCCTGCGCATCCTGATGATGAAAAAAGAAGAGCGCAAGGTCTACGGCCGCGGTGTCAAGGTGTACGACAAGGGCGACTGGTACTACCACCCGGCGCTGTACGGCCGCAATCACAAGGTTTTTGTCCGCTACGATCTGCAGGAGCGGGATGCCGTATTGATCTATGATCAGCGCACCGACGAGTTTATCTGCGAGGCCTCCAGGGCGGCCAAGGTGCACCCTGCCGCCCGCATCCTCGGCAGTGAGGCGGATATCGCCCTGCTGGAAACGCAGCTGGAGATGATCGGCAGCCTCAGAAAACAAACCGTCTCCCATGCCAAAGCCATGGCTGCCGAGTTTGTTATCCCCGAGGCCCAGCGCCTGATCGCGGATGCCGGTTTCGGCTCCGGCGCTCCTGTCGGCCAAAAGCTATTGCCCGGTACCGGCGGCAAAATAAACAACGTCAGGCAGCTGCCTGAAAGGCCCGTAAAGCTCAGCAATGAAGAGCTGCAACAGGTCCTGAAAGAGGCCGACGAGGGCCAGCGTTATCAACGCGAGATGGAGGCCGCGCAACTGAGCGCTGATCTGGAAGATCTGAGCGAGGCGGACCGCTACGGCAAATTCATCGAGATGGAGATGAGCGGCGAAGAGCTGACCGCTGACTGGCGGCGGTTTATGCGGGTGTATGAGCAGATGATGCCCGAATTTGAACGTGAATACTGGGAGGGCCAACGGGCGGCGCTGGCCCTCTATAGACAAAAAAACCCGGCAACCGCGTCAACGGTTGCCGGGTAAACCCCTAAATTCTCGAACCATGGAGGTTGATGAAAAGTAATGCCAGAAATACGATTTTTCCCGAAGTTTGTCAATGTAAAGAATGTCCGCAATTTTCAGGCCATGATTGAGGCCCTGATGATGTCGGCCGGTGAAGGCCGGCTGGCGGCGGTGATCGGCCCGGCCGGGCGCGGCAAGACCCGGACGGCCCAGTGGTATGCGGCCAATAACCGCTGCGCCTTTGTCCGCTGCCTGTCGATCTGGCGCGGCAGCGAGCTTGGTTTCCTGCAGGCCCTGGGCCGGGAGCTGGGCGTCAAGAAGGTGGCCCATCGCAAGGACCCGGCCTTTCTGGCGGTCATGGATGCCCTGAACGCCCAGGGCGGACGGCCGGTTTTTATCGAGGAAATAGAAAAACTGCCCCGTCTGCATCTGGAGCTGGTCCGCGATCTCTCCGATCTGTCGGCGGCCCCGTTTGTGCTGGTGGGCGAAGATGAGCTGCAGAGCCATATGCAGCAGGTGACCCGGATCTGGAACCGCACCTTTCAGCTCCTGGAGTTCGAGCCCCTGGGGGTTGGCGATGTGGTGATGTTTGCCAGGGAAGCGGCCGGCCTCGAGCTGCCGACCGAGGTGGCGGAGATGCTGCACGGTCAGGCCGGTGGCTGTTTTCGGGTGATCAAGCGCGACCTGATATCCCTGGTCAATATCATGAATGCCAGGGGTAAAGCCGCCCCGGATCTGGACATGGTCAAGGTGGCCATTAAACAGAGTTTGAGGGGATAATCATGGCCCAGCAATCATTTGCCAAAACAGTGTTAGATACCATGCAGACAGCGGCCCAGAACGACGGCGAGGTGGGCGTCAATCAACTGTCCATCTGGCTGCGGTTGAAGACCGGCAAGGAGCATAAGCGCCTACTCAATACTTTATGTGATCTGGCCCGTAGCGGCAAGATCGTCAGGGTGCGCCAGGGCGTTTATGCCCTGGCCCCTGCTGCCGGTCAGCCGGATAAACGCGAGGTTATGTGGCGGCTGCTCAAGATGCGACGCCATCTCAAAGTTGAGGACCTGGTAGAGATGGCCGCGGTCAGCCAGGCTTATGCCAACGAGTGGCTGCGGCTGCTGGTCAAGCGGGGAGTGGTCCGCTGCATTCAGGAGCCGGAGCCCGGTCAGCCGGGCCGGTGGATGCTGATCAACGACAGCGCTGAGATGCCGCAGGATGAAGACAAGGCGCAACGGCTGCGCAATCTCAGATTAAAAAAGAAGAAGGCTCTGGCCCGGCTCAACAGCGCCCTTACGGCCCTGGGCGAGGTCAGACAATTATTAATTGAGGAGGAATAAGATGAGAACAGAGACAGACAAAACACCAGCCATCCTGGCCGGTTGCCGGGCGGATGCCAAAGCCCAGCTGGCCGTCCTGCAGACCATGCTTGGCAGCTGCGACGGTAAGGATATCCAAGCCCTGGCGGTGACGGCGCTGGCCGCTGAGAGCACTGCCGCCACGGTGCGCAAGCTCTACCAGGTCAACATGGAAATGCGCCGGTTGCATCAATGCAATCAGCAGAGGCTGGGTCATGGACTGGCGTAAGTTATTGAACAAGGCGATTGTGGCTGACGGCAGTCAGGGCAAGGTCGCCAAGGCGCTCGGTTACAGTCCGGCCACCATCTCGCAGACGGTGGCCGGTATCTATCCCGGCGATACGGCCGGCATTGCCCAAAAAGTAATGGAAATTTATGGAGGTAAGACGATGCAGGAAGTACCGGCAGGATACATGGTCAATGGCGTCGGCCATTTAGTCCATATCGAAAGCATTAAAGATATTGATCTGGCTCGTGATGAGTTTGTCAAAGGCGTGGTGGCCAAGGCCGGCGAGGTGAGCGTCGTCCTCGACCAGTTCAAGCAGCAACTGGCCGGCGATATGCAGGCTTTTTTGGAGCTGTCCGCTGAAAAGTACGGGGCGGATCTGGGCGGCGCGCGCGGCAACCTGTCGCTCACCTCCTTTGATGGCCGCTACAAGGTGTTGCGGGCGGTCAGTGAACGGCTTGACTTTGACGAACGCCTGCAGGCCGCGAAAGAACTGGTGGACTCCTGCCTGCGGGAGTGGAGCAAGGAGTCCGGGCCGGAGCTGCGGACCCTGATCGATAGCGCCTTCCAGGTCGATAAGAAGGGCCGGATCAACGCCAAGCGCATCCTGAGTCTGCGCACCCTGAAGATTGAACATCCCACCTGGAAACAGGCCATGGAGGCCATCAGCGATGCGGTGACGGTCGTCGGCTCCTGCACCTATTACCGGGTTTATGAGCGGGATGAGGCGGGTAATTATCAGCAGATCAGCCTGGATTTCTCGGGGGTATGACGATGACTGACAACCAACAGAACAGCAATAAAACCATGCGGGCGGCGCTGATCCTGTCCCACCAGACCCTGGCCCTGTGCCCGATTGAGGGGGCCTGCGTCAGCACGGTCGGCGAGGGGCGGACGGAGAGGCAGGTCAAGTGCGGGCATTATCAGGGCTCGGTCACCAACGGCAAGGGCTCGCAGATTGCCTGCGGCTATCCGGAAACGAAGGAGTGGGTATGAAAAAAATAAAGCCATTGATAGTAACCGTCAGTTTTAAGGTTGAAGTCGATATGAATGAACTGCTGAACGGGTTGAAAATTAACACGAATATCAGCGAAATCAAGAAGAACGTGGGGATGTTTTTGAGACAAGCAGTAGATAATAGTAACCGAACTCCTGGAGAAAACGTCTTGTTCCCTGATCTCGACGGCATCGCTGCGAATCTACATGAATGGGACATGGTCAGCTCTCAAGATTAATAAACGCGAAACCCCGGTGCGCCGGGGTCATCGGCGGGTGTTTCCGCCGATCTGATGAGCAGCCACACACGGAGGAAAAGGATGGACAAGAACAGAGACATAAAGGGCGGGAAACAGGAAGTGTCGGGCGTGTTGCCTGGCTGTGTCGCCTATCCGACCGGCTCCGGCTGCCCTATTGGATGGTGCCGGAAGGCGCGCGGCGACTGGTGCAAGGACTGGCGTACCGGCAAAATCTGCCAATGGAAGAAAATATAATGAAAATGATCTGCCCAGGCTGTGGAGCCATCGCCAGCGCTGAAGCTTGGCTCAACGATACCAATTGCCGGGAGACCCTGCTGGTGATCAGCAGACTACCCGCGCCGCTGCCGAAAGCGGCGTTAGGCTACCTCTCCCTCTTTCGTCCGGGCAAGCAGGCGCTCTCCTGGAAGAAAGCGCTGCGCCTGGTCCTCGAAATTGAGGAGTTCGCTGCTAAGGGCTTTGTCCATGTCCAGGGCCGCATCGATCGCGACTGCCCGGCGCGGATCTGGGCGCAGGCCATGGAACAAATGGTCGAACGGCGGACCGGCCTGAGCCTGCCCCTGCCGAATCATACCTATCTGAGCAAGGTCGCTTACGACCTGGCCGAGCAGACCAATCGCCAGGCTGAGACGAAAAAAGACACCGCCATGACCTATGCCAGGACCAGGCCGGCGGATATCTCGCTGGATCCCCTGGAGAAAGCCCGGCAGAAGTGGGACGCTGAGCATGGGGCGGCCGCCGAGACTGCTGGTTTGGCCAGTATCCCCACGCTTATGAAGAGGATGGATTGATGCCGGTATTACATCTCACTCTCTACCGTAAATGGTTTGATCTGATCGCCGCTGGCAGCAAGGGGGTCGAATATCGCCAGGACAGCGATCACTGGCACAAACGGATCTTTAATGATGATGGCTCAAACAAGCATTTTGATACGATTCACTTCCGTAACGGATACGGAAAACATAGGCCTTTAATGGTCGCTGAATTTGTCTCCGCTTTTGTCACCCACTCAGACCTCTGCGCATGTGCCAATGGTGAAAAGTTGGATGGCCGGGTCATTGTGATAGCTATCGGCAAAAAGATCAGGTTCGAAAACTACCAGCCCCCCTGGAGCTGTGCTGGCTGTGGAGTCTTGGTGTCGCTGGAAGAGAGCCTGTGTCCAGCCTGCACCGCGCAGCTGTGCGGGGGCGGGCTGTCCTGGACGGATGACTTAGGCAAGAAAGTGGAGGTGTCCTGATGCCGCCAACCATGGCACAGCTGGCCAAGATCCATATTGCCAAAAAAGAGCTGCAGCTGACCGATGATATCTACCGCGATATCCTGGTCCTCAACTTTAAAGGCGTCCAGAGCGCCAAGGGGCTCACCATTCGCCAGGCTGATCAGCTCCTGGAGCATTTTCGGAGCAAAGGCTGGAAGCCGAAGAAGGCCCCGGCCGGCGCGCCCAGGATGAAACGGCGGGACGGCAATTATATCGACATCAAGCCGGGTCCGACCGCGAAGCAGCAGCGCAAGGTGTTGGCGATGTGGAACGCACTCGGCTACGGCATGGATAAGCTGCATGCCCGCTGCAAGAAGCAATTCGGGGTGGAGCGCTTTGAATGGCTGGTCAAGCCGGGCGATCTGCATATCCTGATCACCGATCTGAATGAAAGGCAGGAAAGCGCGGGGGTGAAAAAACGATGAGCATTTATACCGTTGACAAGCTGCCGGACGAGGCCCTGCCGGAGGTGGACGAGCTGTCCGGTGACCTGCAGATGCTGGCGGAAAGATTCGGGGTGCGGCTGGCGCTGCAGATCTCGGAGTTATTCGACGGCACTCCGGCCCGGCTGTACGGTCATCGCCGCTGGTTGGTCAAATACCGGGATCAGCAGATGCGCGGCGACTATGACAACGGCGGCATCTCGGTGGTTGATCTGGCCCGCAAATACGGGGTCAGCGAACGGCATGCCTATAACATCCTCGGCCAGGAGCCCGGCGAGGATAAACAGTTGAAGCTTTTTTAAGGAGGAACTTATGCGAGAAGTCTGGATACCTGAGCCGATGTATCGGTTGTTCCCCTGGGTGAGCATGGGGGTTGGCGTGGTTTTCTGCGTGTTCGTGCAAGGCACGGTTAGCGTTGGCCTGTGCCTGGCGCTGGTTGGCTACGGTTTGCTGGTGCAGTTGCGCCGGGCGGTTGGGTGATGATTACCATGCCTGGTTATGGCACCAGTCAAGTTTTTCCTTGACTGGTGTGCTGAGAGTTTGCAAGATCAAAAATGACGACAAACGGGGAGCCTTCCGTTCCCCCTAAACACTTATTAAACCTTCAGGAGGTTGCCGTGAAGAGATTGATCCTATCTGTTATGCTTGTGTTCTTGATTAGTTCGACTGCCGTTGCCGCAAATGATGCCTGTATGAAGGCGACTGCCGACAATCAAGCAAAGGTGGAGGCATTTGTCATGAAGGTCATGGAGGACCCAATGAACAGGTACCTCGCCAAGCCTACCTTCTTCCAAGGGCTATGCCAGAATTACATCGCCATCATGGAGTGTAAGGCCATCATTAAGAAGGTCGTCAAGATGGCCGATGCCGGGCTTGTAGATAAGATCGAGATGCCGATGTTCAAGTATGATGGTTCTGAATAATATTATTTCGCGGTAGTTTCCTGTCCCACGCCAAGGGGGGTATGAATTTAATTCATATCCCCCTTTTTGCATTCCACCACCTGCAATAACTCAGCCTTATCCCCCTGTTCTAAATCTCCTATAACTACCCCTACATAATGACTCCGAGCAAGCCGGGGCGGTCCCTCCCTGGCCCGCTCCGGTTATCTTGGATTCATAAGTCAGCTGAGGACAGAATTGAATTCTGTCCCGCAGAATAAATAGACAAGAGGACAACTCAATGACTGGAAACATCCTGTGGCTGGCGCTGTGCATTTACTTTGAAGGCCGGGGCGAGCCCAAAGAAGGGCAGATGGCCATCGGCCATGTCATCATGAACCGGGTGGCGCGCCGTGATGCCTCAATCAAAGATATCGTCAAAGCGCCGTGGCAGTTCTCGTGGTTGAACCCAGGGTCGACGCGCCCGGCGCTTGATGATTTCGCCGCCCTGGAGCGCTGTCTGTCTGTCGCCATGGAGTGTCTGGCGCAACGGCTGGACGGCAAGGACTTCTTCGGGGCTGACCACTATTTTGCTGATTACATCAAGCCGCCCGTCTGGGCCGCGAAGCTCAAGTTCGTCGTGAAGATCGGCCAACACCTGTTCTACCGAGGATGATGATGACAAAGAAAACATGGTTGGCAGCGGCTGGGGTGCTCGGGTTGGGCGCGGTGAGTGCGTACTTGCTGGCTCATGGCTACATGGAAAGCGGGACGCTGGCCGCCGCGCTGGCCCTGGCCGGTCTGGTTTTTTGCCCGTTGTGGAATTGGAAGCTATAAATGGCCGATCAGTTTGACCGAGCCCAGGAGCTGGACGCTCACTATCGGCAGCAGGCCCTGGCGCAACATCAAGCCCGCCTGCGGCAACAGGGCACGGCCCGCACCCATTGCCTGGAATGCAATGAGGAGATCCCCGAGGCCAGGCGCAATATCGTGGGCATTGATGTGCTGCACTGCACCTACTGCGCCGAACAACTAGAACTTCAAAATAAGAGGAGACCTTAATGGAACTAATCACGGCAATCGCCACCTTCTTCACGGCGCTGAACGGCTGGACCGTGGGCACGGTCATTCTCTGCATCTTCGTGGTGCCGCCGGCCCTGGGTTTGGTGGCGGTGTACAAGGTGGTCGGGGCGATGTCAGCCCTGAAAGATGTGATCCGTACCAAGAACGAGCTGGACAATAATCGCTTCGAGACCACGATGACATCCCTAAAAGACGAGATCCGTACCAAAAATGAACAGGACAGCAAGCGTTTCGAGGCGATGGTCGGGATGTTCAACCAGCAGCATGCCGAGTTCTCGGTCAAGTACGACAACAATATCTATCTCGTCAAAAACTGGGAGAAGACAGCCGGCGACATGGCCAACCTGATTTATCTCAACACCCAGGCCATGACCTCTCTCGGCGGCAAATTTGACCAGTTAATCGGCATTTGGAGCAATGGCAACGGGGGAAGAAAAGGATGAGCTTTGATACTGAAAGATTGACCGCGCGCGGCCGCCTGGCCGAAAAAGAGCAAGAGGCCCGCCGCCTGGAGATGTCGATTGACGGTGATGTCTCAGCCGTGCGGGCGCTCCTGCCGCCTTTTGTCCGGGTGGCAGAGCTGCAGGCCCAGCAGGCAGCCGTCCAAGCCGTGGAGCTGGCCGCCAAACATGCCGACTATCTCGGCCTGATCGGTGAGATCGCCGCCATGAAGAAGGCCCTGGGGATCGCATGAGTCCGGAGTCGTACACATGGGAGGTCCGCGAAGCTGCCGAGGAGCTGTATATCATCGACGGCCGCACCTTTGAGCAGGTGGCCGAAACCACCGGCGTCTCCATCTCCCAGCTCAAGCGCTGGGGCCTGGACAGCCAGCCGCCCTGGAGCGACCGGCGGCGCGAATACCGTCAGGCCCAGACCTCGGTGCGGCGCGGGGTGATGCTGGCCAAGGCCAAGCTGATCGCGTCAGTGATCGAGAGTGAGGATCCGCAGAAGGCTTATGCCTTTTCTGCTTTGGTGAGCTCAAGCAAGGCCATTAACGAGGAGGCCAGAGAACGCAATCAGCAGGCAACGGCCAAACAGGAGTCGACGGGAGGAGAGCTCGTCACCGATCTGCCGACCGCCCTGTCCGAGGCAATCCAGCGCAAAATTGGCCTCATGCTCAGCGCTCCTGGAGGCGTCACGGTCAACAGCATTAAGGATGTGCAACAGTCGATGACCTTACTCGAAAAACTGCAGGCCAAAATTGCCGAGGAGTCGGGAGAGAACAGCAGAAGCCATGGCACCAGTTCGGAAACTATCGATCAGCTGCGGGCGGCAATAATGAAGGAACTCGGGACATGAGCGCCGTACTGCTCCCATATCAGCAGCGCTGGATCGATGATCACTCACCCGTGAAGATCATGGAAAAGGGCCGTCGCATCGGGCTGTCGTACGGTGAGGCCGCTGACTCGGTGCTTCATGCGGCCGACGCGGATCGCGGAGCAAACGTCTATTATATTTCTTACGACAAGGAGATGACCTCAGGGTTTATCCAGGACTGTGCCACCTGGGCCAAGGCCTTTCATACTGCGGTCGGAGGGATCGGAGAAAAGATCCTCAAAAGAGACGATGGCAAGGATATTCATGTCTATGACATCCGATTTGAGAGCGGCTTTGCGATTGAGACTTTTTCCAGCAATCCGCGAAACCTGCGCAGCAAAGGCCGTCCGCGTGAGCGGCTAGTGCTGGATGAGGCGGCATTTGTCGATGACCTCGAAGAACTTTTAAAAGCGGCGATCGCTATGACCATGTGGGGCGGAACGGTCCATATCATCAGTACCCACAACGGCACGGAAAATCCATTCAACGCGCTGATCCAGGACGCCAGGGCCGGTCGCAACGATTACTCGATCCACCGGGTAACCCTTGACGATGCCATCCATGACGGACTGTATCGCCGGATCTGTGCAGTTACCGGCAAAGCATGGAGCCTGCAGGAGGAAATAGCCTGGCGCGCGTCCCTGGTCAAAAGGTACAGCCCGAACCATGACGAGGAGTTGTTTTGCGTGCCCGCTCAGGGCAGCGGCGCCTTTTTGTCCCGGGCTCTGGTCGAGCGCTGCATGTCGGCAGATATCCCTGTTTTGCGGCTGGAGCTGAAAAACGAGTTCACCTTTTTACCCGAGGACCAGCGGATCAGCGAGACGGAGGCCTGGTGCGAGGACCATCTCGCCCCCTTGCTGGCAAAGCTGCAGCCAAATCGCCGCAGCTACTTCGGCGAGGACTTTGCCAGGAACGGCGACCTGAGTATCTATCTGCCGGTCCAGGAGCAGCAGGACGCAACCTTTGCCGCCCCCTTTGGCCTGGAGCTGCAAAACGTGCCATTTGAGACCCAGCGGCAGGTGGTCTTTTATATCTGCGACCGCCTGCCGCGCTTTACCCATGGCGCCTTTGATGCCAGGGGCAACGGGCAATACCTGGCCGAGGTATCGGCCCAGAAGTATGGCCAGACCAGGATCAGCCAGGTGATGCTCACCGAAGGCTGGTACCGGGACAATATGCCGCGCTACAAAGCGGCATTCGAGGACGAGACGCTCCTGCTGCCCCTGGATGCCGACTGGATCGAGGACAACAGGGCCTTTAAGGTGGTCAAGGGCGTGGCCAAACTGCCGGACGGTAAGACCGAATCGACCGGCGGCCAGCGCCATGGTGACGCCGGTGTTGCCGGCGCCATGGTGATATACGCCACCAGGCAGGATGGCGGGATGGAATACGACTATCAGCCGATCAAAAAACGGGAGTTAAAAGATGACCAGGACTCTTATCGCGCCATTAAAACAAACGCCGGATTCGGCGCTATCAGCGGGGCCATGTAATGGGGATACTCTACGATCATCGCGGCAATAAAGTTATGCCGCAACAGCTGAAAGAGGAGCTCGCGGCCCCCACTCTGTCCGGCGTGCGTACGGTCTGGGACGAAGCGGTGACCGGCGGCCTGACCCCTTACCGGCTGGCGGCTCTGCTCCAGGGCGCGGCGGCAGGCGATGCCAATGACTACTTGACCCTGGCTGGCGAGATGGAGGAGCGGGATCTGCATTATCGTTGCGAGATCGGCAAACGGCGGCTGGCCGTGGCCTCCCTGCCGATCACGGTTGAGGCGGCAAGCGATGATGCCAAAGACGTGCAGCTGGCCGACGAAGTCCGGGCCATGATCAAGCGGGCCGGGTTCCGGGGCCTCCTGAAGGATCTGCTCGATGCCCTGGGTAAAGGCTATTCGGTCTCCGAGATCATGTGGCAGCGCGGGGCCAAATGGCTGCCGGCGGCCTACGAATGGCGGGATCCCCGTTTTTTTGTTTTTGACCGCGAGTCCCGACGTAAAATCCGGCTGCTCGATACCGCCAACATGGTGGACGGGATCGAGCTTGCTCCTTACAAATTCATTGTTCATCTGCCGCACCTGAAGACCGGCCTGCCGATCCGGGGCGGTCTGGCCAGGGTGGCGGCCTGGTCGTACCTCTGCAAAAACTATGCGGTCAAAGACTGGCTGGCCTTTGCAGAGGTCTTTGGCATGCCGCTGCGTCTTGGTAAATATCAGAGCGGCGCCTTGAAAGAAGACATCAACATCCTGAAGATGGCGGTGGCCAATCTGGGCAGCGATGCGGCGGCGGTCATCCCTGAGTCGATGAAGATTGAATTCATCGAAGGCGGCAAGTCGACCGGTGGCGATACGCTCTACATGCGCCTGGCCGATTGGCTCGACGTCCAGGTCAGCCGTGGGATCCTCGGCCAGTCCGCAACTACCCAGGGGACACCCGGCAAGCTCGGCGGCGATGAGGCGCAATCGGAAGTGCGCTCGGATATCCGCGATGACGATGCCACCCAGATCTCCGAAACCATCAACCGTGACCTGGTCCGGCCTTTTATCGACCTGAACTTCGGCCCCCAGGAGAACTATCCGGAGCTGGTCTTAAGGGCGGTCGAAAATGAAGACCTGACCGTACTGACCACGGCCCTGGAAAAACTGGTACCGCTCGGCCTGCGGGTGGAGCAGTCGGTCGTCCGTGACAAACTGGGCCTGCCGGAGCCGGCCAAAGATGCGGATATCCTGCAGCCGTCACAACAGGCTGCCCCGCCCGCCCCTGGGCCCGGCGAAAAAGAGTCCAAGCAGCAGGATAATAAAACAGCGCAGAACCGGCAGCAACCGTTGCCAGCTGCCGATGTCGAGTCTTCTCTATTCGATTGGATAAAAGAGCAGTCGGCAGGCCCGGCCGAGGCCATCATCGTGGCGGCGGAAACGCTGCTCGGCGAGGTGAGCAGCCTGGAGGAGTTCCGGGAAAAGTTGATCGATCTGTTTGCGGCCACCGATCCGCAGGCGCTGGCTGAAGTCATGGCCAGAGTGGAGATGCTGAGCCATATGAGCGGCCGGGTAACCGTAACCGATGAAACAGGAGGCATCTGATGGAGCCAGCAGTAATTGAATTAGGCAACCACCGGCGAGGCGGCAAATGGCCGGCCTGGGGTATCGCCGGCATGAGCGATGAGTCGGGCGGCGTTGTGGGCCCGCCCTGCCTGTTCTGCCGCCTGCAGTTTCGGGCCAAAGGGACTGGGACGCTGGGCTATGAATTATCGTCCCAGCCGCTGACGGGCCAGGGCACTATCATCATTGACGACCCGGTGCTTTATGCTTTCTCGATCCCGGAGCAGGCGCTGCCCCTGGCGGTCGGGGTCTGGGAATGGGATCTTGAAACCTTTGAGACCGCAGACGCCTCCGGCTTGTCGGACACCTGGCTGTGCGGCGAGATTGCTGTAATTAAAGACATCTCCCATGGCTGATATTGCCGTCAACGTCACCATCCCCCGCCGCGAGATAACGGCGGTCATCGAGCAACGGGTAGTGACAGTCGCGGTGGCCAGGACAATCAGGCAGGTAACGGCGGTCATCGAGCAACGAGTGGTGACAGTCGCGGTGGCCAAAACCATCAGGCAGATAACGGCGGTCATCGACCAAAGGGCGGTGACAGTCGCGGTGGCCAGAACCACCAGGCAGATAACGGCGGTCATCAGGCAAGGCCGCGACGGTGCCGATGGCGCACCTGGCCCGGTTGGTGCTGATGGCGCTGCTGGCCCTCAAGGCCCGATGGGCCCGGCTGGTCCTGCCGGTGCTGATGGTACGATCGGAATAGATGGCGCACCTGGCCCCGCTGGGGCCGATGGCGCACCTGGCCCGCAAGGCCCGATGGGCCCGGCTGGTCCGGCTGGTGCCGACTTAGCGCCCGGCGTAGTCACATCTTTTGTGGCCGCCGACTTGGTGGCGGGGATTTTGACCATCAATCATAGTCTGGACGAGAGGTTTGTGGATGTGGTGGTGTGGGACGACAGTGGCCAGCGGATCCGGCCCAGCAGGGTTGTGGTGGTGGACAGTGCTACCCTCACGGTTGACCTGGCCGTTTTTACGATAGTTGGTACCTGGTATCACAAAGTTCAGCCATGACAGGAATAGCATGAAGAAAAGCAACATCTTTACCGTCACCATCGCCCTCTGCTTACTGTTGGCGGCCTCCGTGGCCGCAGAACCGGTGGGCGACTTGGAGGTCGAAGGTACCCTTGATATCAGGGGGCCAGTGGTCGGGCTGGATATATTTAAGTCCGTGGCCGGTGATTCCGGCAGTGCGATGGCCAGCGGCCCGATCACCACGATTACTATCGTGGGTGGGACCGGGGTAGTGACCTCGGTGACCGGCACGACCTTAACCATATCGGTGGGTGCTTACGATTCGGGCGGAGTCGCCAGACTGGGCCATGCTGGTGGGCAGGAGATATATGGTGGCACCGCGGATGGTGAAGATCTGGTCCTCGGCTCCACGATCAGCCCAGTCAAGGGCGCAATAATTTTAGGCACGGCCCTCAATCCGCTGCTCAAGGTGGATGAAACGACCGCTGAGACGGTGGTAACCGGCGCGTTGATTATCCAGTAGGAGGCACCATGACTAGAGAAGAGAGGGCAAAAGTGACAGCCCGCTTTGGCACTTTGGTAAATGGGCTGGCTGACAAAACCGGCATATCGCGGGTGTCGATGCGTAAACGCCTACGCAACTGGCTGGACGGTACATATAGCGATGATGACGTGCTTTTGACAGGTAAGGTGTGTAAGGGACCGCTGGAAAAAAAGTACGGCTTTAAAATCCAGGAAAAGGCCCTTGAATTGGGGCTTACCCCCGCCGCCTTGTGGGGCCGGATCCGCCGAATGACTGTGAATTGGGAACCGATTGTTGTGGAAGATATCAATAAAGGCTTATCAGCGAACCGGCTGGCCAATTTAGCGGCCCTCCGGAGTCCGGGGAGCTGGGAAAGGCAAAACTTATAAAAAGATGAGGCTGAGAATGAAGATGAAAATGAAGATGTCTCTCGCGGCTGTTTTAATTGTGGCCTATGGCGGGCTGTTGCTCCTGGCGATTATGCCGGGCCGGGTCCAGGCCGCGGATCCTGTTTTGATCGACGCCTTCAGTTATCAAGTGGAGACTGCCCTGCAGGTGGAGACGCTGCAGCAGGCCCTGTGCAAAGAGTTTCGCTACGAGCCGATGATCTATGACCCCGTATATGTTGACGAGTGCGCCGCCTACTACGGCCCGGACCAGATCCTGCCGGTGGTCTATCCGGAGATCAGCACCGATCCCTTTTGTGAAAGCCCGCCGGTAATAGTCAACCCCGAAAATTGTCCGGATTACGCCAATCGCAAGCAAATCTCTTGGTTTAATGCGGTAGTTGAAAAACACGATGCCGTCCTGCAGGAGAAAATAGAGACCTATATCGAGGCGGAAAAGACCGCAGCGGCAGCCGGCCGAGGGAAATCTGCCATTAAGCAAAACAAGTGAGACCCGGACCGAATGAACGCTGAAGAGTTTAAACGCATATTCAATCTGCCCTTTGCCGAAGCGACGCGATTTTTCCGCGACAAGCTGAGCCTGCCGACCAAGGCCTATGACGATATCGCCGGGGCGGCTCATGCCAAGGCCTTTGTCAGCGCAGGGGCTTATCAGGCTGATCTGCTCACCGAGCTGCGGACGATGACCGACCGGGCCATTGCCGGGGAGATGGATATCGTTGAATTCCGCAAGCAGTTCCGGCCGCTGGTGGCCCGGTACGGCTGGCAGCTGAAGGGCGGCGGGACGGCCTGGCGCAGCAACCTGATCTGGCGGACCAATATCAACTCGGCTTACCAGGCCGGCCGCTGGCAGCAGTTTGCAGACGGCGGCATCGACTATTTGAAATATGTCCACAACGACGGAGTTCGGCATCCCCGGCCCAAACATGTGGCGATGGACGGCACGGTCCTGCCGCGCACCGATCCGTTCTGGTCCGCCAACTATCCGGCCAACGGCTGGGGCTGCAAGTGCCGGGCGGTGGCAGCCACCGAGCAGGAATTCAACGAGGGCGACAAAAATATCAGGCCCCAGGGCTGGGAGACCATGGCCGATGCGGGCTGGGATTATAACGTCGGCTCAGCGGGGACAGAGCAGCTAATGGAATCAATGCAACAGAAAATGGCGCAGATGCCTGCCGATATCGCCGCGGCCTGGATGGAGCAGCTGGCGGCCAAAGGACTGACGGAATGGATATCACAGCCAGACTAGATGACCGTGAGGTGACGGCCCTGCTGCAGAGGCTGGCGGCCAAGACCGGCGACATGAAGCCGCTGATGACCAGGATCGGCGCCTTCTACGAACGGCGGGTGCTGGAAAACTTCAAGGCCGAATCAGCACCGGACGGCACGCCCTGGAAGCCCCTGACCCAGGACACCATGATGATGGGGCTGGGGAAAAATAAAGGCTGGAAGAGGAACGGCGGGCTGTCGGCCAGAGGCAAGCGCTACATCACCGGCAAACGGATCCTGCGGGAGAGCGGTGATCTGGAAGGCTCGATCCACTTCCAGGCGGATCGCGACAGCGTGTCCATTGGCAGCTCCGGCTCCATCCTTTACGCCGCCATCCACCAGCGAGGCGGCCAGGCCGGACGCGGCCGGAAAGTGACCATCCCGGCCAGGGAGTATCTGGCCATGAACAAGGGTGATGGCCTGGACCTCGCTGACCAGGATCGGACATGGATCCTGGAGATGATCCGGGATGAAATAACGGGCTGGGAATAAAAGTGCCCAGAACGGCCTTAAATCGATTTACATGCTCGCCCGCCCCGTAGGCTGGAAAAAAACAAAGCGAGCGATACAGAAGATTTTAAACGGACTTTAAACAAGGTTTTGAGGGAAGGCGATGAAGAGAAATGCGGTAGCGCTAAATGCCATAGAGATACCCCAGGTAAACGGCCTGGTGCCGGAGTGGGTGGAGCTGATCCCGGCCGGGGCGATTATCGGCCGTGACGGCCGGCAGTGGAATAACAGCAAGCCTGATTCAATCATCGACTTTGTCCAGGCCCTGGGCCGTGATCTGCCCATCGATATTGAGCACAGCACGGAGCATAAGGCACCAAACGGCGACCCGGCTCCGGCGATCGGCTGGATCAAGGCGGTGGAAAATCGGGCCGGCGCCATCTGGGGCCAAGCGGAATGGAATGGCTCCGGAGAAAAACTGGTCGGTGACAAGGCATATCGATATCTGAGCCCGGTCATCATCTACGAAGCGACAAGCGGCATCATCGTCGGCCTGAGCTCGGTCGGCGCTACTAATCAGCCGAACTTTCGGCTGCAGGCACTTAATGCTAGTCAGCCTGAGACAAGCGAAACCAAAGACGGGGCCAAGACCCCAAAGGAGAACACTATGCTGAAAGCAATACTGGCGGCGCTGGGCCTGCCGGAGAACACCACTGAGGCTGAAGTCGTAGGCAAGATCGGCGGCCTGCAGGGCGAGCTGGCCACAGCCACCAACCGGGCGGAGAACCCGAGCCTGGAAAAATTCGTACCGCGGGCCGACTATGACGCGGCCCTGGGCAAAGCAAACAATGCCGAGGCTCAGCTCCAGAAGATCAAGGGCGAGCTGCTGGAAACGGCGGTCGACACCGTCATCGGCCAGGCCCTGAAGGATGGCAAGATTACCCCGGCCACTGCTGATTACCACACGGCCCAGTGCCGGCAGGAAGGCGGGCTGGAACGCTTCACCGCTTATTGCGCGGCGGCTCCGGTCATCGGCGAAGACTCCGGACTAAACGATAAGGACCTGAACAAGGACCGAAAGGCTCTGAACGCGGAGGAGCAGAAGGTCTGTGACTCACTCGGCATTACAGCGGACGAATATCTCAAGACGGCGACCTGATCGGATCAGGACCGGCTGGCAGTATCAGTTAGCTAAAATCATCATCAATCACAGCAAGAGGAGTACATCATGCCACCATTAACCGCAGAACGTAACACAGTCGCCAGGACAGGCACCCGTCTCAATCTGGCGATGGCAGCAGCGGTCCTGATCTATGCCGGTGCCCTGGTCGCCAGGGATGCGGCCGGTAATGCCATCCCCGGCGCTACCGCCGTCGGCCTCTTAGGGGCCGGGCGGGCCGTCGAGACAGTCGACAACTCCCTGGGGCTGGCCGGGGCGACAGAGGTCGAGATCGACAAAGGGACCTTCCGGTTCGACAACCTGGGCGCTGATCCGGTCACCATCGCCAACATCGGCAGCAGCTGCTTTATTGTCGACGATCAGACCGTGGCCGCCACCGATGGTGGAGCGACCAGGTCGATTGCCGGCACCGTTTTTGATGTCGACGCCCAGGGTGTCTGGGTCACCTTCGAATAAGGTCTCAGTCCCACGGGATAATAAAAATTTAAAATAAGGAGTGGATCATGATCATTAACAGCGGTTCCCTGGCCATTTTGTTCCGGGCCTTCAATGCAGCATTCCAGCGCGGCTTCGACGGCGTCGATCCGATGTGGAGCAAAATAGCCACCATGGTGCCATCGACTACCGGCACCGAGGATTACGGCTGGCTGGGCAACATCCCCGGCATGCGGGAATGGATCGGCGATCGGCAGATCCATAACCTGGCCCAGCACGACTACAGCATCAAGAACAAAAAGTTCGAGCTGACGGTCGGTGTGCCTCGAGACAAGGTCGAAGATGACCAATACGGCGTCTATGCGCCGATGATGGAGATGCTCGGCTCGTCAGCCTCCGAGCATCCGGACCAGCTGATCTTTGCCCTGCTGGCGGCCGGCTTTGCAACCACCTGCTATGACGGCCAGTTCTTTTTCGATATCGATCATCCGGTGAAAGATGCCGCCGGCGTCACGCAGTCGGTCGTCAATATGCAGGCCGGCGCGTTAACCCCCTGGTTCCTGCTCGACACCAGACGGCCGCTCAAGCCGCTGATCCTGCAGATGCGCAAGAAGCCGCAGTTTGTCAAAAAGGACCGACCGGAGGATGATAACGTCTTCACCAAAGATGAATTGATTTACGGCATCGACGATCGCAAGAATGTCGGCTTCGGCTTCTGGCAGATGGCCTTCGGCTCCCAGCTGGCTTTGACCGACGCCAATTTCGAAGCAGCTTATGATGCTATGACCGCCTTCACCGGCGATGGCGGCAAGCCCCTGGGTGTCAAGCCGAACATGCTGGTGGTCGGCTCGTCCAATGCCAGCGCCGCGCGCAAGATCGTCCAGGCCCAACTGATCAACGGCGGTGACAGCAATATCAACTTCAACCGGGTCGAGCTTCTTGAGGTCCCCTGGCTGGCGTAACAGCGGCCGATGAGGACTGAAGGGTGTGAGGGATGTTTATCCCTCACACCAACCTTGCTTAAGACAAACCGGGAGTGAACCATGATCAGAATCAGCAGTAAAAAAGAGGGTTTTCGGCGCTGTGGCGTCCCTCACAGCAGGCAGCCTGTTAACTATAGCGATGACCATTTCAGTGTTGAGGAGCTTAAGATCTTACGGGCGGAATCGATGCTGAAGGTCGAGGACGTCGAGAATGCGCCGGTGCGGTTGAACGCTAATGATACCATCGCCCTGGTCAAGGCGGCGCTGACTATTGAGGAGCTGGAGGGCCTGCAGTTGGGCGAAGAGCGCATAGGCGTGATGGCGGCCATTGCCGTCCGGCGCAAAGCGCTGGAGCCCGCTGAATAATGTACGCTACCATCGACGACATCCTGGAGCAGGTGGCCCTGGCTGAGCTGATCAACCTCACCGACGATGAGCAGCTCGATGCGGTTGATCAGACGGTCATTGATCGGGCCATTGCCAACGCCATGACCCTGATCGATGCCCATTGCGGTGACCGCTATCCGGTACCGTTTAATCCGGTCCCGCCTTTGGTGCGGATGTATACGGTCGACCTGGCCGTCTATAACCTGTACAGCCGGCGCACGCATGTGCCGGTGCCGGAGGTAATCGGCGACCGCCAGAAGCAGGCCCTTTCTTTTCTGGGCCGGGTGCAGAAAGGGGATGCCTCAATCGGCATTCCTTTAGCGGCGGTGTCAAGTGAGAGCAGCAACAGCGCGCTGATCCCCGGCAACGAGCGGCTGTTCAGCCGGACCAAGATGAGAGGGCTGTGATGTATACGACGCTGATTGCCAATGCGATTGAGGCCAAGCTGAACAGCCTGGGCCTGTTTAAGGCGGTGGAGAAGACCGTCACCGCAAAAGTTTTAAAGGCTCCGCCCTCGGTGGCGGTCTATCTGGCCAGTAACCGCAAAGCCGCCAGCAAGCCGACTGTCACCAGAGACCTCGGCTGGGATCTGGTACTGGTGATGTCAGCCCTGGGGGCGGATAAGGGTCAGGTGGCGGCGGGAGATATTACCGATGCCGTCAGTGTGGCCTTTACCGACTGGCGGCCATGGACCACAGGCGGCGTTTTACCCTCCGAGGTCGACATTGTTTTGGAGGGCACCGAAGGAACCCTGCTCATTTATACAGCGCGGGTGACCATGAAGGTCATGCCGGCAATGATTGTAACGACTTAACCCTCAAGGAGAAAAAATATGGAAGAGACTCCGTTTTCATTTATCGGCGCCGCCGATTGTTATATCGATGTGTTGTCCGACACCGGCGCGCGCACCGGCCTGTCTCTGGAAGGCAACTGTATGGAATTTACACCGAAGCCGGATTCTGACTTGAAGGAACAATCAGCCAACGGCCGCTCGAATTTCGGCCAGGTGATTGCTTCCGTAGTACTGCCGAAGCCGATGAAGTCCACCATTAAATTCAACCAGCTCAGCCAGCGGCTGTTTGCCGCGGTATTTTTCGGTACCAACTCAGTTTTGACCCAGGCTGCCGGTGCGGCGGCGGAACGGGATGTGACAACGATCCTAGACAAGTGGGTCGATATCGGCGGAGTTATGGTGGCCTCGGCCGTAGTGAAAGATCCGACCGGCGTAACTACGTACACGCTTGGTACCGACTACCTGCTCAATACCCGCTTGAGTATGATCAAAGCCCTGTCCACCGGGACTATTACCAGCGGGGAGATCTGCAAGGTCACTCCAACTTTTGAGGCGGTAGACGGTATTGAGATGAAGGGCATGACCAAGAGTAACGTGCGGATCCGCGTCAAGCTCGATGGTCAGAACTTCAACGATGGTCGTAATTTCATTTCCGAGATCTATCAGATGCGGCTGCAGCCGACTAGTGCCTTTTCTTTGATCGGCTCGGAGTTTGTGGATGTAACCTTTGAAGGATCGCTCGAAACTCCTGCCGGCTACACGGAGCCGTTCAATCATAAGTGGCTGTGATCGGCGGTCGCCAATTTTAATAATACTTAAAGGAATTTGAAGAAAATGCGGAAAGCAAAAATCGTCAACATCGATGGACTCGGCGAAGTGACGGTCAAGGAGATCAGCCCCTTTGCCATCTACAAGGCACTGTCGGCCGAGAACAAGGTGCAAGAAATCTCGACCCTTTTCCTTGAGAGTGTCAGCCTGTCAAAAGAGAAAACGCAGGGCCTTTATGCTTCGGAAATAGAGCAATTAGTTGACGCCTATATCGAGGTGAACAGCTCTTTTTTGGCAATAACCGGCAAGCTCAAACTCGAAGCAGTCATAGTCACAATGATGACAGAAGTACTCAGCAAGCTATCGACGATCTTACCGGGAGTGTTTGTCGACTCATACAAAAAGGTCATGGAGAAAATGCCTGGCATTATGGCTGGAGCTGCTTCCTGATCGCCCTTGATACTTTGAACGGTAAACAGTCATGAAGACCAACAATATCCTGGAGCTGATCCTTACCCTCAACGCCGAGGCCTTTAAAAAAGGTCTCGGTTCTGCTGGAACGGCTGTCCGCACTATGGCTGGTGGGGCCACGTCGGCGTTCAAAACCCTGACGGCTACGGGTAAATCCGTGGATGCCGTTGGCTCTTCTGCCCATAAGGCCAAGGGCAAGATAAAAGAGATGGATAAGGAGATGGGCAGTCTCGATAGAAAGTCCAAGGCCGCCCAATCTTCTCTGGCAGGTGTAGCCAATAAACTCCTGTCGATCGCGGCAATAGCCGGGGCTGCTCTGTTCTCCGGCAAGTCAGCCATGGATTTTGAATCAGCTATGGCTGATGTAGCAAAAGTGGTGGACGGCACCAAGGCTGAAATCGATGGACTGCGCGAATCCATCGTCGGCATGTCGAGAGACATCCCACTGACTGCTTCTCAGTTGGCGGCAATCGCCGCTGAAGCTGGAGCGCTCGGTATAGCCGTCGACGATATTGAGGAGTTTACGCGGACTGTTGCCAAGATGTCGACAGCCTTTGACATGACTGCCGAAGATGCCGGGAACGCCATAGGTAAGATTAAGAACATCTTTGGCCTCAGCCTGGCGGAGATGACGACCTTTGGCGATACCGTCAATCAACTCGGTAACACCACTGCCGCCAAAGAAAGAGAGATCGTGGATTCGATGATGCGGATCGGCGGTTCCGCTAATCAGTTCGGTTTAGCGACAACAGAAGCAGCTGCTCTCTCCGCTGCTTTCATCTCTCTTGGTAAAACGCCCGAGACTGCGGCGACAGCCATAAATTCCCTGCTGGCAAAACTGCAGACGGCTGAGAGCCAGGGCGCTATATTTCAGGACGGACTGGCAGAGATCGGTATTTCAGCTTCAGATCTGGCAGCGGATATCAAAGCAGGTCCCAATGAGGCAATAATAAAATTTCTGGAGAACTTAAAAAAACTTGATGGCGCCAAACGAGCGACTGCTTTGGTCAAACTTTTTGGCACTGAATTTCAGGACGATATCGGGGTCCTGGTCACCGGCCTGGACAGTTATAAGCATGCCCTTAATGAAGTCGCGGATGCCTCTTCCTATGCCGGCGGCATGCAGAAAGAGTTTGAAACGCGATCACGAACATCCGCAAACCAACTCATCCTCACCAAGAACGCAGTCAAGGAAATCAGCATCAACATCGGCACATTCTTTCTGCCGACAATCAACAAGGCCTTCAGGGCGGTTGCTGATTTTACCACCGGCATCATTGATTTTGTCACGGCGCACCCTGATTTTTCGAAGGCCCTGACAAACACCGGGGATGGATTAAAAAAACTGTTTGCTGATATCTCCGCCAGCCGGGCCGGGGAAATACTCTCGGCAATGATTCGGTCGATGATCTCGGCCCTTGAAGAGTTGGCGGCGATGGTCGCTTCCGGAGAATTTGCCGGCTATTTGGCGGCTTTGGGCAGTCAATGGTCTGCCTGGGCTGACGATGTAACCAAAAGCATCGATTTTGTAGGCCGTTCTTTTGGCAGCGAAATGAACAATATGGAGTCGATTGGTGCAACAACCGTCGCTGTCCTTATTGACGCCTTTCGCAATTTTCCAGCCAACGTGAGGGCTTTTATCGGGTTGATAACGGTCTCAGTTGCGTCTGAGTTCGATAAGATCATAGTTCGGGCCAGAGCCTTTAAGGATACTGTCGCCGCCTTATTCAACGACAAGACGATTGACGGGGTGACAGCTGAACGCGATCGCCAGCTGAAGATAATCAATGAAGCAAGAGACGAGACCATTGATTCTATCCTGAAAGAACGTGACACAGCGATAGACTCGACCAACAAGCAGATCGAAGCGTCCAAGAAACTGCGAGAGGAATATGAAAAGCGGCGTGCTGTCGAAGCAAAGGCTAAAGCCTCCGCCCCAGACAGTAAAGCCGCTGAAGAAACGAAAAAAATTGAGAAGAAGAAAATCGATACCGCCTCGGCGCCGGTCGAAAAAATCAAGACAGCCAAAGAGGAAAAAGCAACCAAAAAGGCTGAAGAAAAAGAAAAGAAACGACTGGAGCGGGAAGAAAAGGACAGAGAAAAAGCCGAACAGCGGGCTCAAGCAGCAGAAGAAAAAGTCAGGCAGAAGGAAGAGAAAGCCAGGCAGAAGGAAATGGACCTTCTGACCGAGGTACCCGATGCCAAAGAGAAAGAAGCCGAAGAGCCTGCTGAGAAAAAAGAACTCCGCCAGAAGGAGCAAAACGATCAGAGTACCCGCCGTTACTCCTCGGCAGAACAAGAACGCACGGCCATTACCGAGGAAGCCGAAGAGGATATCACCAGGGCCAATGCCGACCGGGTAGACGCAGCTAAACAAGGCGCGGAAGAATGGGCACAGGCTGAGACGCAGGCGGTTGAAAAAGCCAAGTCCGTCTTCCAGAGATATGCCGACAAAGTTAAATCGCTGCAGAATGAAATCGTCGGGCGGGAGAGATCGCTGGCCGAAGAGCTAGATAGCCTCGACACTAAAGGCACTGCCGAATCAAGATGGCGCCGGAAGGCCAAAGAGGCCAAAGAATACGAGCAGGCAGCCAAGGCGGCGATGAAGGCCGGAGATCTTGACAAGGCGCTTGCCCTGTCCGATCAGGCCAAGGCGGCCTACAGCGGTCTGAAGGGAGGGGCTGGAAGTATTTCCGATAAGATTGGTAATCAGTCAGCCTTTCAGGGAGTCAAAGCATCCGGGTTATTCGGCATAGAAATCTCGAAAGCAATCCAGGCAGCCACTGCCAAAACGGCACTCACGGCTATGTCAGGCGCCGATCTGTTCGGCAACCTTACAGCCAACATTCGCGGCCAGCTGGCGGCGGTGGCCGGGGGCGGCAGCGGCAAAACAGCCGGTCAGGGGGCAGCGCCGGCCGCCAAGGTCCATGAGCTGCGCTTTGCCGGTGGCTCGATGCGCGGCAGTGAGGCCGATGTCGAGGCGCTCTTTAAACTTTTGGAACAATCCGGGATGACTGCAGGATGATAACTCTTGATGCCCTGACCCTGCCCGACGATCTGTGGTGGGAAGATGAAATCGACTGGACCCCGGTTGAGCAAACGGTGGAGTATTCGACTACCGGCGCCCTGCTCATCGATCTGACCACCAAACAGGCCGGGCGACCGATCACCCTGGCCGGCGACGAGTCGACCGCCTGGATCACGAGGGCCACGGCGCTCGCCCTGCAGGCCCTGGCGGCCGTGCCGGGCAAACAGATGACCCTGGTTATCCATGCCGCCACGTTCACGGTGATGTTCCGGCATGAAGAAAAGAAGGCCCTCGATACCGAGCCGCTGGTGAAGATCACGCCACCGGCTGATGGCGACTACTATATTTTGCAGGCCCTCAAGTTAATGGCCGTTTAAAGGAATTTTGCAATGCCCATATTAACAGAAGACGTCAAACTGATGGCCTCGCAGCGCCTGTCCGATAATGACGACGGCGGCGGCCGCATGACCGGGGTCGAGATTGTCGACGGCAATATCAACAACCTCTTTCCCGATATCTCCCGGCTCGACCGGGTCTATGGTCGGGTGTCCTTGCGCAAGGCCTTTGTCTCGGTGCAGACCGCCGATACCGATACCTATTCCGGGGCCCATGTCATCCTGTCGCTGCCGGCCGCTGATCCCAACGTCTCGGTCTGCATGTTTTCGACCGGCGATGCCAATGACGAGCGGGACGCGGCGCGCAACCGGGTCGAGTCCTATGTCACGGTCGGGCCAAGATTTCAGGGCTGGCTGTGGGGCGATCAGCCGGCGGGCTCCCGGGCCCTGCTGCTCTTTGTCATGCGCGGTACGAAAACGCCGGATGTCGGCAGCGTGCTGTGCCTCTATAAAGACAAAGGGCTGACTAACGAGATCCAGCAGTTTGTCCGCCTCACCAAGGTGGAGGTGGTCAGCGGGGAGTTCAATACCACTTCCGATTCCGAATATGGAGCGCAGGCCATGTCCTTCAGCCGCGATATCCTGCAGCTGGAGATCGGCGATCCGCTGCGCGCCACCTTCCCCGGCGTCGAGATCAGCCGCAATGACTCCCTGGCCACCAACGTCTTTACCACCGTGGTCTCGGACGCCTCGAAATATTACGGGGTGATGCTGCCGACCGCGCCGGTCAGTGCCGGCGATATCGCCATCAATGTCGAGTCGATCTTTACCCACCTGGTGCCGTCGGCCCAGGGGGAATCGCCGCTGGTCGATTTGTCGGTAGGCGAGGCCGGGCCGGTGATCGGCAGCGGCGCCCCCTACACGGTGGTCAAGACCGCCTTTGCCCTGACCAACGGGGCCCAGTTCCATTTCGGCCGCGGCATCGCCATGGGCAGCCTGTCCTTGGTCCATAACGGCAAGACCTACACCGACAAGAGCGACGGCCTGCTCTATGAGGGCCTGGCCCAGCGCGGTACCGTTGATTACGGTCTCGGCACCATCACCTTTGCCGAAGTGGTCGCCGCCACCGCTACCGCTACCGCCACAGCCATTATCGGCACCGCTATTGAGCGGGTGGCCAACACCATTATAAGGGCGGTGGAGCTGGCCAATCAGGGCTACAATTACACCGTTATCCTCGAACCATTGCCGGTCAAAAAGACGGTGGTGGTCGACTATATGAGCCAGGGCAAATGGTACCGCCTGCGCGATAACGGCCTGGGCACCCTGGTCCCGGATGTGGCCGGCACCGGCACCGGCACCGTCAACTATGGCACAGGCTCGGTGATCCTCACCTGTGCCGCCCTGCCCGATGTCGACTCCGGCATCATCTATGCCTGGGGCTCGCCCCTCGAAGTGGAGGATATCGCCCAGGACGTGGTGATTGATGTCGCGGAAATCAGCCATCAGCTGGCCACGCCGCCGGTCAAGCCGGGTTCGCTGCTGATCTCCTGGCTGTCCGGCGGGGTAACGGTCACCGCCACCGATGACGGCTTTGGTCTTATTACCGGCGCCGCCACCGGCACTGTCAACTACGCCACCGGCCAGCTGCTTTTTAAGCCCACGGCCATTCCGGCGTCAGGCGGCTTCTACACCATCGACTATGACCGTTATCCCTTTATCACCGGCAATGCCGGCGGCAGCGGGACCACCTTTACCCTGCCCGAGGCCCCGATCAAGCCGGGCTCCCTCGGCGCCGAGGTGACGGTGACCATGGACAACGGCACTGCCCACGTCTATGCCCTGCGCGATAACGGCAACGGGGCGGTCTCAGCTGGCGGCTGGGGCGGCAATGTCACCGATGACCAGGTAGAGCCGGGCATTCCGGGCTCCTATGTTACCAAAAATGTCACCGCCTCCGGCCTGGCCGGCACTATCGATTATACCACCGGCATCATCGTCCTCAACCTGGCCGGGGTCAGCGGGACCGAAGTGGTGACCACCATCGTCTATAAAAGATGGTTCACCAACAATATCCCGGGGACGCTCCTGGAGAAGTACAGCAAAACGACCACCGTCCTCACCGCTGCGTCCGCGGCCGGTATGGCTGTCCGTTATTCGCTGGCCGCTGCCGCCCAGGAGACCGCCAACGAGACCACCCCGGCCCTGCCGTTTGTGGTCGATCTGACCCGCGGCATCACCGGCAAGATCATCATCCCGGGCAGTGTCAGCTTCTCCTGGGGCGGGGTCCGCTATGTCGACCGCCTGGGCAAGCTCTAC